CTATCTATCTTCAAGGACTCCTTAACTCGTTCAATATTTGCTTTCCCAAACACCGACGCGAACGCAGCTTCTGAGATAGATCCCAGTCCTAACTTCTGGTCTCGTTTAATAAACCAATGTAGGATTTCCTCGTACCTTGGATGCGACTCAATTGTGTGTAGGCGCATGATGGCGGCGAGCGTTTCGCCCTGCGGACCGGCTCTCAATGACGTCTCGGGATATAAAGCACCTCTAAAGAAGCGCCAGGCGGAACGTACCCCAATTCCATCTGACTCCACTGAATGGGTTCTCCCGCTGAACCTAAAGAATCGGTCATCATAGTGTTGCTTGTTCGTCGATACCACAATCCCTAGCTCCGCGTATGCACTAGATACGTCGTCTTGGTCAGTATCATTCGGACGGAGGAAGACTGCGTCATCACCATTAACTTGTGGTAGCACCAAGGAGTTAAATCGCGCGTACTTTCCAATAAGCGTGGTTTCTCCTGTTAGGCGCAACGAAACATATTCCGCGGCTACGAGGTTGACGAGGCCGTCAACAATGTTAGTTAGACCCCAACCTGACTTGATACCGTCAGCACGGATTCCGAGCAGCCCATCTGGGGTGAGCACGTCGGCATTCAACACATGATCAAACACTAGTTGTACAACATGACGATGACTTGATTGGAACCAGGTTGACACAATTTGCAGGGCTGCCTCTACCATAGAAGAAGACACATTTCGGTCGAAACCTGATGCATCAAAACTATGGAAGACTGTTCCTTGTAGGCCCTGATGAACTCTAAATGCGGCTGCGCAATGCTGATCGAATACGTCCGTGCCCTCCCAGATTAGAAAGTGTCCAGTTTTCCGAAGCATAGAGATGAGGGGTACGGTAACCGTGCGCTCAACAATGTTTCTGCTCATTTCAGCCATATAAATTGTCCTCCGCGTCACTGAATTTTCATCGACTTTCGCTCTACTACCATACACGTAAATAGCAGGCTTGGATCTTTCGGGCCCACTGGCAAGTAATTCTCTTGCATTAACCATTTCATCGTTCAGCACTTCAGAGCGCCTCCGAAAGTATGGTAACCCCGAATTGGTAGTCAAATCCATTCCGGTGATTGCGTTCTCAACGCTAATTGTTCTAAGCACAGACCGACTGCCATTAATGTTTGTAACGTTATCAATAGCCTGGCGCAGAACTTCTATATCTGGATCGAACGGTACAGTCGCTGTCCATTGGGATAATACCGTATCTTTGACCTCAGACCATGGTGGTAGCGGCGATTGTGGCCGGAACAACGTACGCTCAAGATGTTCCTCTTCCCTTAGCGAATCATAGAGACTCTCAACATCCAACAGATCACCAACAGCAATAGCGAGGGTGTCATCACTATCATTCTGTACAAACGGTGAGCGAATAATCTTATCGGATGGTTTGACTATCCTACCTATGAATGAGGAGAGCGACACATATCCTTGTTCGTCGGCGGTTAGGTCGCGTAGTACATCTGGTAACTCTTGACCTGGCGGACGGTTGGCGCTTTGCTGATTCATTAGGCTTGCCATCCCTTACACCAAGTCTGGGGAAGAGTGGAACTGTGGTGTGGCATCGGTTGCGCTGGTGTCAGTTGTTTCGTAACGCACCATAGTGCTCTTACGACTAATCACCTGCTTGGTCACAGCCGCATTCGCGAAGGGGAGACTATAAGCTGGTGGTTCCGTTACCGCCACTGTGCGCGAATACACAGATGGGGTGTCAACTTTGTTAATGCCGGCTGAATTAACGAGCGCGGTTTCACTCCATTGAAAGGATTTCCAATACCCAGGAATCGATACGGTCCGCTGGGTCTTGAGCCTCGTGGTGAGGTTACTGAA